ATCCAGAACATCGAGACCGCCAAGGAAGCCGTGCGCGCCGCCACCGGCAAGCGCCCTAACACCGTGGTGATGGGAGCTGCCGTGATGGCCAAGCTGCGCCAACACCCGAATGTTGTCGACCGCATGAAGTACACCGGCCGCGACGTCGCCACCGCTGAAATTTTGGCCGCCCTGTTCGGTGTGCAGCGCGTCCTGGTAGGCGATGCTATCTACAGCAATGATGCCGGCACCGCCTTCACCGACGTCTGGGGCAAAGACGTGGTGGTTGCGTACACCGAGCTGGGCAGCGTGGCCGACATGGGCGCCCCCAGCTACGGCTACACCTACCAGCTCAGCGGCTACCCCCTGGCCGAAGATCCCTACTACGACCGCAACTCCAAGAGCTGGGTGTTCCCGGTCACGCGCGCCGAGGCCCCTGTGCTCGCGTCCGCATCGGCTGGCTACCTCATCAAAGACGCCGTCGCGTAAAGGCAGCCGCCATGGCCATGACCGAAGACCTGTCTGTGTTTTTTGGCACCGAAGCGTTTGCGGATGAGGCCATGCTCGGCTGGGACCCCGTCACCGGCATCTTTGATGCGGCCTATGCCGCCCAGGATGTAGGTGGCTTTGTCGCGTCAAGTGGGCCGGCCTTTACCCTGGCCAGCAGCAGCGTGCCGTCGCCCGTAGTCGGCCTGGTGTTGGTCGTCAACGCCACCTCATACAAGGTGGTCGAAGCCATGCCAGACGGCACCGGCATCACCGTCCTGCGCCTGAGGACATAGCCATGGCCCTGCACGCCCAGCAACAAATCCTCAACGCCCTGCAGGCCCTGCTGGCCGCCGGCGGCACTGTTGCCGGCACCCGCGTCTACCTGGACCGAGTCGACCCACTGCAGAGCGACGAGCTGCCCGCCATCCTGATCGAAGAAGAAGACGGCGAGACCGCTGAGCCCTACACCATCCATGGGCTGGAGCAGCGAGAACTGTCGGTCAGCATCAGCGCCGTGCTGGCCCACAGCAGCACCGCCGCGGCCGACGCCCGCGCCTTCGGCCTGGCCGTTGAGAAACTCATTGCGCCCAGCACCGCGCTGGCCGCCCTGGCCAAGCTCGGCGTGCGCATCACCGCCAGCCGCCCGCATAACAACGGCGAGGGCGACCGCCTGCTCGCCGCTCGCCAGCAATCCTGGCGCTTCACCTATCTGGTGAACGCCGCATCCCCCGACATCATTTTTTAACAGGAGTCCCCATGGCCAATATCAACGTATGGAGCAAGGTCGCCGTTGCCGTGCAATCCGCGCTGGCAACTGCAAAGACCGTCACCGGCATCACCAAGGCCAGCCCGGCGGTCGCCACCTCTACGGCGCACGGTTTTGTGGCCGGTGACATTGCCCTGTTCAAGGTCAGCGGCATGGCCCAGCTTGACTACCAGGTGGTGCGCATCCTGGCCGCGCCAACCGCCGACACCGTGAGTCTGGAGGGCATCGACTCCACCCTGTTCGACACCTTTACGTCAGGCACCATGCAAAAGGTCACGCTCGGCACCAGCTGCTCCACCCTGCAAGACATCAACGCCAGCGGCGGCGAGGCCTCTCCGATCCAGATTTCCACCATCCATACCGATCAGGACATCGAAATCCCAGGCAACCGCACCCCCATCGTCTACAGCTTCGGCTCGCTGTGGGACTCTGCCGATGCTGCGCTGCTTGCCCTGGCCGCTTTTGACAAGAGCAAGACGCCGGCCTGCCTGCAGCTCACCTTTGCCACCGGCGCCAAGATATTTTTCTGCGCCTACGTCAGCAATTCAATGGCCCCGGTCGGCAGCGCTGGCGGGCCGGTCACCACGCCGGTCACCTTCCGCCTTCGCGGCCCCTTGACCACCTACGCCACCTGATCGCCATGGCACTGGAACGTAGTCAGATCAAACCGCCCGTGCTGCCCAAAGAGGCGGTGCCGGTGGACGCCCTGGGCGGTGAAGTCATCGTGCGCGGCCTGCTGCTGTCCGAGCGGCTCGCGCTCTCAGCCCTCAGCGCGCAGCTTGGCATCCCGCTGACCGGCGAGGGCCCTGATCTCGCTCGCGCCCGCGCTGGTGGCCAGATAGTGGCCCACACCCTGGCCGCCGTCGTGCTGCTGGCCGATGGCAAGCCGCTTTATACAGCGCAGGAGTGGGACGAGTTTGGCGCCCTGCAGCCGGATGCCGTGCTCGACCTGTTCAATCGCTCGCGCCGCCTCAACGGCCTTGACGCGGAAGAATCCGCAAAAAACTAGCGCACCAGCCGGACCGGCGTTTTGCCTTCGTTCTGGCCCTCCGGCTGGGCTGCACCGTAGAAGAACTGGCACAGCGCATGAGCGCGCAGGAGTTTGGCGAATGGATGGTATTTTTCGAACGCGAGCAACTGCACCCGGCCGCCGACCGCTTCCGGCAGGCGCAGCTCATTGCCGCCACCCACAACGGCCCATTGTCACGGCACGACAAGCAGCTGTGGACCACCTCGCACCTGCTCGCGCCAGATGCCTGGGCACCACCCGCGCCAGAACCCGACCCACCCACTGCGCAAGACCTGGCCGCCCAGGTAGCCGCCATCAACGCCAGGCTTGAAGTATGACCGACGCAAAAATCAAGATCAGTGCCGCCGACAACACGCAGGGCGCATTTGCCAGCATCTCGCGCAACTTCGATTCCCTGCAGGGCAAGCTCGGCGGCCTGGGCCTGGCCATTCCGGCCCTGAGCTTCGGGGCCGCAGCAGGCGCGCTGGCAGCGCTCACGCTTGAGGCCAGCAAGGCCATCGACGAATTCAACGACCTCAAAGACGCCACTGGCGCCAGCATCGAGAACATCAGCGCGCTGGATCGCGTGGCCCGTGAGACCGGCGGCAGCTTCGACACCGTCGCCACCTCGCTCATCAAGTTCAACAAGATGCTCAACGACAGCGGCACTGATGGCAGCCGCGCCGCCGAGATTCTCAAGTCGCTCGGACTCAATGCTGCAGAGCTCAAAAATCAAGACCCGGCCGAGGCCATGCGCCAGTTGGCGGTGGCCTTTTCCGGCTTTGCTGATGACGGTGCCAAAGGACGCGCCATTCTGGAACTCACCGGCAAGTCGGCCCGCCAGCTCGCCCCGTTCCTGAAAGACCTGTCCGAGCAAACCAGCCTGCAGGCCAAGACCAGTACGGCAGCGGCGGAAGAGGCCGAAAAGTTCAATAAGGAGTTGTACGCCCTAAAGGCCAACGGCCAGGACTTCGCACGCGCCATCAGCACCGATGTCGTTACCGCACTCAACGAAGTCATCGCCAAATTTCGCGAGGGGCAGAAAGAAGGCAAGGGCTTCTTCGAGATCGCGTGGGAGCGCTACAAAGACAACATCAAGGGTTTTTACGGCATACAGCCACCCAGTAAAGGCGGCGCCAGCGGCTCATGGGGTGAGCCAGAGAAGCCAAGCCTCAAAGTTACCGATCCCCCAAAGAGCGGCGGCGCTGCCGCCAAGAAAGACCCCCTGGCCGAAGCCAAACGCTACCTCGAAAACCTGCAAAAGCAGTTCGAGAAAACCAAAGACCTGTCGGTTGAAGAGCAAACCCTGCTTGACATTCAAAAAAAACGCATCGAGTTCGTCACCCCCGCGATTGAGAAAGAGCTACTCGCCACCGCCCGCCTGATCGACCTCAAGAAAGCCGAGACCGACAACCTCAAGGCCAGCGAAGACGCCGGCAAGAAAGCCGCCGACGCCGCCGGCAAACTGGTGGCCGAAAACCAGAAATACCTCGAAGCCGTCGAGACCCCGTTCGAGAAACTGCAGCGCCAGCTGGAAGAGCTGGCAACTGCGGTCGACGCCAACCCCCTCATTGGTGCCGAGACCGCCGCCCGCACCGGCACCAAATACTGGCAGGACTACCTGGAGAGTCTGGAAGACGTCACCAAAGAGGTCAGCAAATTCGATGAATTCAGCCGCGAAGCCGCCAAAAGCATCCAGGACCACATGGGGAACGCCCTGGTCGACATCATGGAAGGCAGCTATGACAAAATTTCCGACGGCTTCGTCAAGATGATCAACCGCATGGTGGCCGACGCCATGGCGGCCAATCTGGCGCGCGCGCTGTTTGGCGACCTGGTGCAGGGCGGCAGCGGCAATGGCATGGCCGGTGACCTGCTCGGCACCATCGGCAAGGGCTTGCTCGGCATCGGCGGCGGCAGCGAGTCCAAGACCACGGGCGACTTTGCCCGCATGGACCGGGGCCTGCCCAGCTTCGACGTCGGTACCGACTTTGTGCCGTATGACATGGTCGCCAAAATCCACAAGGGCGAGCGCATCGTGCCGGCTGCGCAGAACAGGCCTGGCGCGGCTGGGGGCGACAAGATTGTCAACGTCAACGTGACGCCCCCTGCCGGCAGCAGCCGCGCCACCGCCATGCAGTGGGGCGCCGATGCCGGGCGCGAAATCCAGCGCGCCATGTCGCGGAACGGCTGACCATGGCAATCACCGTCTACACCGACGTCATCCTCCCCTCCAGCGTCCTCGCCGGCGGCGTGCGGGGCAAGCAAATCCGCTCCAACGCCCGCACCGGCGCCCGCAACGGCGGCATGCAGATCAACGTCAACTGGGCCCGCACCCTGCGCCAGTATGAGCTGGGCGTCTCGCCCATGACGGTAGAGCAGTGGCAAGCCATCGAAGGCTTGCACGAGGTCACCGAGGGCGGCGCCTTTGGCTTCTTGATGCCTGACCCCAAAGACGCCAGCGCCAGCCTGGCCAATGGCCGTGTGTCCCTGGTCAGCGGCACCACCTACCAGCTGCAAAAGCGCTACACCAGCGCTGGCAGCACCCGCACCAAAGACCGCAAAATCACCCGCCCCATCGCTGCCGACTTTGTGCTGCAGGCCTCCGGCGTCACCGTCGCCGGTGCCAACTACACCCTCAACACCGTCACTGGCCGCCTCACCATCCCCAGTGCCCCCGCTGCTGCCACGCTCACCTGGTCGGGCAGCTTTTACGTGCCCGTGCATTTTGCGTCTGACGATATTGACTGGGAGCTGGTGCGCTCCGGCCCCATGGAGGCCCGCCTCATGGCTGGTCCATCCGTCACGGTCATGGAGGTCGCTGAATGAAAACGCTCCCCACCGCACTGGCCACCCATTACGCCGGCGGCACCACCACACTGGCCGACCTGCTCAAGATCACCCGCAAAGACGGTGCGGTGTACGCATTCACCAGCGCGTCAGAAGACGTCACCATCGCCGCCCAGCTGTACACCAGCGCGCAAGGCCTGGACATTTCCAGCATCGAGGTGAGCGCAGGCCTTGCCGTGGACAATCTGGAGCTGACCACGCTGGACGATGGCACCCTGTTTACCAAGCTGGAAGTGCTGTCTGGCAAGTGGCGCAATGCAGCTTTTGAGATCAGCCGCTACAACTGGGCAAGCCCGTCTGACGGCGTGGAGGTGCGCATGGTCGGCACGATTGGTGAAGTACACCTCAATCGGGGAAGCATCGTCGCAGAGCTGCGTGGCTTGCAACAGGCCTTGCAGCAGCCCATCGGCTCCGTCAGCAGCAAGACCTGCCGCGCCCGCCTGGGTGACGCCATGTGCACCAAGAGCCTGACCACATTCACTTTCACCGGCACCGTCACCAGCGCCGCCAGCCAGCAGGTGTTTACCGCATCCGCTATGGCACAGGCTGCCAACTACTTTGCCGAAGGACTGCTCACCTGGACCAGCGGCCCCAGCAATGGTCTCACGGTCAAGGTCAAAAGTTTCGCGACGGGCGGCGTGTTCACCCTGAGCCTGCCCATGCTCTCGGCAATCTCTGCAGGGCACACCTTCAGCGTGATCGCCGGCTGCCAGAAGCGGCTGGAAGACTGCCGAGACAAATTCTCCAATGTCCTGAATTTTCAGGGTGAGCCCCACCTTCCTGGCATTGACCAGCTCACCCAATGACCACCCGCACCGACATCGTGACTGCTGCCCGGACCTGGGCAGAAACCCCCTTCCACCACCAAGCCCGACTGAAAGGCGTTGGCTGCGACTGCATCGGCCTTGTCATTGGCGTGGCGCGCGAGCTGGGACTGGTCACGCCAGATTTTGACATCGCAGGGTACCCGCGTGTGCCCGACGGCACCACGCTGATGGCCACCGCCCGCCTGCACATGACCGAGATCAGCCGCGATGCCATGCAGCCCGGTGACGTGGTGGTGGTGAGTTTTGACCGCGATCCGCAGCACTTCGGCATTTTGGGCGACTACCGGCACGGCGGGCTGTCCATCATC